CCAAGCTCCCCTTTATAATTCCAGCCACATGAATATAAACTCCCGCCATTAATAACAAAAGAAGAAGTGTCTCCAACGGCTACATAATCCCCATGGGTTAATGAAGTGCAGGGAACAACAAATTCTTGACCTGTTGTATGGTTTAAACCAAGCTGACCTCTTTGATTACCACCACACACCCAAACCTTACCGCTGGCATCAAGAGCAATAGTATGATGATCTGTTGCAACTTTTTCAAAATTATGATTAATTTTAGTAAATCCGATAACATCTGCAATTGAATGATCGTCTATGCAACTTTGATTCTGTGAGTTGTCTCCTGATACATAAGTCTCTCCATTTTTCCATGCCCACGAATTTGAAGATGCGATTTGTATTTTGTCCCATATTTCCGAATCAATAGATCTAAAAGTATAAAAGTCTCCAGCACTGCCTGGATAGCCAGTTCTGTAATCATCGTTCGTACCAGCACAATATGTTAAGCCATTGTTGGCCAATAATGTTGTAAAACTACCACGAGAAGCTTGAGCATCATAATATTTATTCGCCCCATCAACAAGCGTGAAATAGGGGTTATGATCATTCGCACCTGAACCATTACCTTGCTGTCCATTGCCATCCGCACCAGTGATATAGACATAACCATCAAGTGGAGGAGGAGGAACATATGGATAACCATCAGGATCATCAAACCAATAACCACAAGGTTTATGGTAATCAGTGATTGGAGTACCAACAGGATTAACTATTCGATCACTTCCATCATTACTGGCAATGGTATTCCCCTGATTATAGTACATTTTTGCAGGTGTTTTGGAAAATGCCCATGGTCCAAGGTTAAACATACCTTTCCATCTATAACCGTCGTTTAAATTAACTTCAGGAGCTGTAACAGAATATACAGTAGCTGCAATATCAGAATCATAATATCCTGAGAGAATACCGATTGCTTTGACGGTGATATCATATGTACCCAAGGTAAAGGGCCCGGTATAGAGAGCGCTTGATTCATCAGGATCAAAACCATCTTTCGTATAATAAATTGATGCCCCAGGAGTGCTACATTGAAGAGATATTAATTTGTCGGAATCATATGTCCCGGGTAATGGCTGGATGGTTGGCGTTGATACGGTGTCAACATTACTACTAACACCACCAAACACAATCAAATCATCTTGCATCGAATAATAAGTTGCTTTAAGCCAAGCTTCCGGTCGAATACTTTCAGATAATCGAACTTCTGCTATTTTACCAATTAAAGATTTAGCAGATCCAGGAAGCTCTGTCCCAATTAAAGTTGTTGTTTCCCAAGTTGCTGGTGTTTCATTATAATTAGTTATAATCTGAGTTAAATCTTTATACAAATTGGCTATATTAGAAGCACAAGTCATAACCATATACGCCCATCTTAAAGCTGTCTCTGCAATATTACTACTATGATTTTGGTTGCCAGAATAAATCCTATACCCTAAAGAGGAAGAATCCAATTGCATTAATTTACCAGCATCATTGCCATACTTAAACCCAACTCCCATAAAACTATTATCTAAAGTTCTATTATCAAAATTTACTTTTACTTCCGCTGTGAAATCATCAGAATTGCCGAAATCATTAGGAACGCCAATATAATCATCAGTCCCATCAAATGCAATCGCTTTTCCAATTTCACCATCAACCAAATCCTCAGTCAACATTGTTCCGTCTGGTGTTCCATGATTGACATTAATTGTGGAATCTAAAATCGAATCAGCAACATCTCCATTTGGATCTTGTGCCATATGATAAACAGCTTTAAAGTTATCATCCCAAACTTGTTGAGAAGGATTTATTAATACTGTACCTGAATTAATTAGAAAATTATCAATATCCCACGTAATAGCAGGTATATCAGTATAACTATATAGTTCAAATTTTAGATATACTCCATTAGTAAATTCAGGATAAGTGGTTCCACTTACAGTATGATATAAATTCCAAGACGTATCATAATACCAAAATTTTATATCCCCAGATTCCCTTGTGACTCTCCATTTAGAAAATGAAACAGCCGTACCGGATGTAACCGAACCCTCAGATGATCCATCAATAACTTGACCTGATCTAAAAGTTAAAGTAGTAGAATCTCTCCTTCTACTGAAATAGCAAAAATCGGTATTATCAACCACATTAATTATTTTAAAATAGAAATAAGATGAATCAGTTGCTGGTTGAAGAACGGGAGTAGAATCAAAATCTATACTAAAATCATCCGTACCCCCCATTTGAAAGATTGACTGCACACTACAAGTATCATGAGAATCACTTCCACCAGATAAATCAAATCTTAATTTATTAGAGATAATAACAGCATCGTCATCCCCAAAATTTTTCCACAAATCGGGATTTGGTGGATCATCGTCATCGCCAATGAAAGAATCACCAGTGATTGCAGTCGTTTCATTCCATTCTTGAGTATCACCAATTAAAGGATTGTCATCTTGTGCTGCATCATAATATAAATACAAATCCGTTTCAGCAGAACTGGATAAAACCAAATCGTGTTTTGAAACCCAGATAACAGCTTTTTCATTGGTATCATCCCAAACTTCAATCTCTCCATAAATCTCGGTTATTTCATCATCGAGTGTGATTGCAATTTTTTTTGAATTTGCTCCAACTTCATCAAAGAGATCTGACACGTCCTGGTTAGATTGACCAACAGAAGTTCCCAGGACAATAGGAAAAGGAAAATGGGTTAAGTCAGCGTCAATATTGGTATGATCAACGGTTATTTTTCTCCGATATTTCCATGTCCCAAGCCAGGCCATCTCTACTCTTTAAAACCCCCAACAAGTATTTGTCCATTATAATTACAAATAGAATTACAGATCGGAACATCCGTCGAAATAGAATATGTAAATGATCCAGTATCACGAACAACAGATACGACACCATTTGATAGGAAGGCATAGTTAAAACTTTCAATTGCCCTCCAGGTACTGCCAGGTTCCAACCCGGTTATTTTTTCGACCATTCCGCTTTCCCATTCGTAAATAGTTGTTTCACCACAAATAATAATCATACGGTTGAAAACAAAAATTTGCGGATAAGGGAATGAATCAGTGATGACATCCGTGGCAAGACGTGTTATTTCTTCCAAAACCTGCAACATATTATCACGACCTACCGCACCTGAACACGTTGTCAAAAATTGTGTATTTCTAGGGTTCCTTTTCGTTGGTCTCAAACCCTTTGCAGGAATTATTGTTTTTGTGAATTGACTCATATGGCTCCATTATTCGTATCAATAGTTGCTTCTAATGGTTTAAAGTCAGTATCTGGTGAAGGATTGACAGTCATAGGAATATTCTTTGTATCTGCAATACGCTGCCGTATTTTTGGCAAAGCTTTTTTGATTTGTGCTGAATGATCAAGGTTTGGGAAACGTCCGGTAATATCACCCATGATGGCCTTAACAGCATCTTTATGTTGTGCAAGGTCTGGATTATCAGTATAAAACTTTGTATACAATTCGCCTTGAGATTTCATTTCAAGGAAAAGACTTGACCAAACATCCGGCAATGTCAAAAGTATTTCCTCTTTAGCTGTGTCAATAATTCGACGCTCTTCTTCTTTGGTTATCATCTTACGGTATCTCCTTCTATATCATAAAATCTATGACCATCGTGCGTATCATAAGCATGATCACTTCTAAAAATCTTTCCCCTTATATTATCTCCGAAATTATCAGACTTTAGGTTTGCATGAGTTTCTTTTGCATCTGCCCGGGTTTGTGGGCTGACCGTTCTTCCATATCTTCCTGCAATTCTAACCGCAAGATTTAGTACAAAAACCTCTTCGTATTCTGCCGGTAATTCAACGGTAGCACTCAAAAGAGTATAAGTTGTAAACGGTTTTATAGAAACCAAATGAAGTGCATATGAATCATCGGGATTTGGGAAAAGTGTAATTTCACCAAATTGATACTTAGGATTATAATACAAGCGATATGGACGGCCATCCCTGGACGCTTTATTCACGATCTTATCATATTCATCAATATGACGGACACGGCAAGAATAATCAGTATCATTGATGCGAATATAAGCATAGTCTATCAGGATAGGACGAACGGTGTCAAAATCCTGAGCAACTCCAATTGAATATATCTTGGTTCCGGATGTTAATGTGAATTGCTCCCTTGTTTTGATATCGAAGTTAAGACCTTCTTTGGAGAGCGTATTTAAATAACGATTAAACTTTCTTAGAACCCAGGCTTCATCTTCAGTGCCCAGGGAACCACCGGCAACCAATATTCCAATTTCAATGGCTGCATCATTAATAATTTCCTGCACGGTTGCCATCTTTTCTACCTCGCAAACTGCATGACAAATAGTACCCTCTATTTGTCATGCAGTATATATATAATTCTATTATTTAACTTTTTTTGCGGGCCTTATGGCCGGGCACGACCTCATTCAAGATCCTTTGAGCGCCCTGAGCCTCTTTCCAGGTGTTATAAATATGTCCTTCAACGGCATTGCCATCGGGTCCAGCTATTTCAAATTGTGCCGGTACTTGATGAACAACCCCAGTAGGCGGCTTTGTAAGAACAGGCGCCACACTTCCAGAATCTTTAATGACCCTGTTATCACCGTCCAACAACGTTTTTTTAACTTCAACTTTCATTGCTGGTTTCCGGGCTTCAGCGGCAAGTAAAACCTTATGTTCTGCCTCGGATCTGACAACAATACCATTAACCCACTTTGGATATTCTTTTTTAATATAACGGTTTACCCAACCCTTGTTTTGAAGGTCGGTCATTTGAGCCCGGTTATCTACACGTTTTGGAGTGTCATACTCCTTGTGATAAAGATAAATAGGGAAATAAATTTTTCGTGCCATTTTTACACGTCCTTTCGGCTTTTAGCCACTTCGATTCACATTCATGTGTTCAACACTCCTTTCCCTCGTATTTTCTCCATACAACATTGGAAAAAGGGTGCCGGGCGGAGATAGAGGAACCCGACACCCACATCACGGGAGAGTAACCCACGAATAAATTTAGCCTATAATACGACAAGCCATTTCAGGCCGCTGAGTCAGAACACCATAGAGGATATCGAAACGCAATACCTCCTTGTCTTCATCAATGTCATAAGCCTTAAGGCATCGTACAGATAGACCGTTATATGATTCTCTTGCACCATAAACCGCACTGGAAGGAATTTCCAGGGGCCGCATTGCAAGGGTAAACGCATCTTTGTAAAAAGACATATTGATGGGATAAGGAGTTGCCTCAGTTCCAATCGGTGTGATTGCAGCATCATCAGCCGGACTTGCATCAACAGTCTGGTATGGACCGGAAGTGATAATGCTTGGTGAAATAGGAATAGTCATTGCGCCGGCAGTATCACTGATATCACCAGTTACAACAAAATCCCTAAGCACGGCAGTAGAGGCACCAGTCTTTGGATTGACAGCATAAACACCTGCGATATTAAACACATCACCTTCTGTCAAATCCGCTGCACCAGAGTTCCAACCATCAGTAATTAAAGATGCACCAGTTTGAGCGGCGCCATTAACCAATGGAGTAGAACTCGTAGTAAATGTACCTGTGGTATGGGACTGAATACTCTGTGCCATATAAAAGTCAAACCCGGCAAGAGAACCCAAAGCACCCTTTGCAACAATATCATTAACCATCTTTTCATTAAAAAGGGATTTTAAACCCTTCAGTGTAGCAGCTTCACCAGCAGGATTCACAGTTACAAACCGTTTGTCCAGGGGAATTGCTTCCTCATTAAGTTTTTGCCTTGCATCTGCATAAACATCAAAATCAGCAGGTGCGGTCCCAGGAGTTCCAACCTGGTTATGAACATCTTTATACAGCGCATAAAGATCAACATCCACCAGGTTGGCCAAAGCAGATAATGCGGGCTGAACGTACCTTTCAGAGATACGGCTGATTGTATCAGTCATTTCTTTTGTAGACCATTCAAACGAAACATGGGACTGTGTTGCAACGGTCAGTGTTACATTGGACTCTGAAATATCACTATTTGTTCTGGACCGGGCCTTAGTCGCTCTAAACTGATTTGGTTTTCTGATTCCGAGGGTTTCCCCGTCTTTTGTCAACTTGTTTTCCCAATCACGGTAGACCATTTTGGCCATTCCAAGATTGTTCTCAAGCTGTAAAAGAGATTCTTTAGCTAATATTGTCGAAGTAATAAGTGTGTTCGCCATTCTTTAAATCCTCACTTGTGCTTTACCAAGTGCGCCGTTTCTCCTGCTTTGCCCTTGCTTTTCGATATTCTGCATTGGACATTTCATCAAGAGATTTTAATGTGCCATTCGACTTTCCTTTAGTTGGCCTAATTGGCTTCGGCGGACTTGATAGTTTTTTACTTTTAATGGAAGAGGATATTCGCTGGAGTAATGCACCGGCTTCAATAATTTCATCTGATTGGACCAAATCATTAAGATCGTCCGCTTTATCTTGATTCTTACCAAGATAATAAATAACATCAGATGAATTTTTTAGCTTTGCAATTGGCGTTAAAAGAGAGCGTTTTAATTCTAAACCTTCCATGGTCTCGGCAAAATCTTTGTATTTCTTTTCACCAGTCGCCATATGCTCTTGTATCTTGCTCTCAATTTTTGCATTCTCAACCTCTTGTTGATGCTTCTGGTCCTCAAGACGTTGTTCTTCTATCTTTTTTCTGACTTTCCAGTCAACCATCGCATCTTCAAATTCCTCTGCCGTCTCAAAATCGTCACTGTCTGGTTTTTTATCGAGGTCTTTTTTCCCTTCAAGGGCTTCCAGACGTTCTTCAAGGGTAGTGATTAGTTCCTGCTGGCTTCTTGACAACTCTTCCGCTGCCTTACGCTTTGCAGTAATTTTACCAATCCGCTTTTGTACCCTTTCAGAATAATCCTCGTTTTCAGACTCATCATCATCATGGTCTGTCTTATCACCATCCAATTTTTTGTCACTATCGGCGGAAGACTCCGACTTTTTTTCCTGATCATCATCAATGTCATCATTTTGATCATCATCTTGATCATCATCAATAATTTGGTCCTGATCATCATTCTGTGAACCATCAGGGGAATTATCATCCCCAGCTTGTTTGTCATCAGCGTCAGCAGGTACTATTAATAAATCAACGGAGAAATTCTCAGCGCCTGTATCAACGATACCCTCTAATTGCTGTGACACACTTTCATTACTATTTCCCATGTTAAATCCTTTCCGCAATAGTTATACTGCTTTGCGTTGCAGTATTAAAATTAATTATATTTATTAATACGCAATGCTTTCATTGCGTGCCTGTCTAAAGCATTGTTCAATCTTATATTCTCAATATCACGTTCTTTAATTGCCATATTTAATATCTTAATTGCTTCATTCGCCTTATTTAACCCGGCCACCAGCTCATTAATAATATTATCCGTCGGGTCAGCAACTGCCAGCAAGGGACAATCATTACATCTGCTATCGTCAATCATATCCGCAGCTATTTTAATTTCTGAATCAGCCATTACCTTGATCTCTCTTTCCGGTATTCATCCAAATCCATAGATGATAAACTTTTCTTTGGGTTTAAACCAATTTTCTGTAATTGCAATTCAACAGTATGGGCATTCTCACCACGCTCTCTCTCTTCAATGCGAGTAGAGATCACTTTAGCATCACTCATTAAAGTGACGATATCCCCGGTTTTCAATTTTTCAGCACCTGGTAACTTATTGATCTGGTCACGCTCAAGCCTGATGGTCAATCCATATGGGTATTTATCACCCTCATATGGCACCTCAGCTGCCATTGTATTCTGCCTTTTTTTCTTTGGACGTTTCATGTCATAAAGTTTCATATTCAAATCCTTCCGATAAAGAGTATATTTCCTTGGTACACGCTTTTAAAACAAAAAGCAAGGATTACCCCTCAGCCCTTAATTGATTCAACGCATTAAGCACCCTCTGTTTATTCTCAATAGGTATTTCATCAAGGACTTGTTCCAATAATGCCAAAGTATCTTCTTTCACGAGCTGTTTTTTCTGCATATTCTCATATTTCATACCTTCAAGCTTGGCCTGCTCTTGTTCAAGCTTCACTTTTTGTATATCTGCATCAAGCTTAGCCTTCTCCGCCTCTGCATCCATGGCTTGTTGCTGTTGTGCTATGGCTTGCTGCTGAACTGGATCAACTTGTTGTTCCTGGGTCGGCTGACCTCCATTATCAATCGGCTGACCTGTCTCCGGATCAATTGCTCCACCGCCACTATTCTCATCCAAATCATCTTCTGTTTCTTCGATAATACCTGGATATTGTGCTTGGATTGCTCGTTTAAGCCTGGCTGCAACATCATCTGCTCTATGGAAATCCTGCATTTCAAACATAATGTCAGAGATAACAGCTCTTTGTTCGTCAGGTATCTGTGGTAATAACGATTCCAACTTCTCCTGGAACTCTTCTCGTTGAGTGCTGTAAGAACCTTCTGGGCTCATATCAATGTCATATTTACCCGTTGTAAGATCAATTCCGCCTTCCTGGTTGACAGCAATCACTTTTTCTTTCATATCCTTACCAAGAATCTTTCTCTGCGTTGGGAATGTGATTATTTCAGGTATCATGCTTAAAATGATTTTTCCCTCTGTGACAATGGCATCACCAAGATTATCAAGGAAAGCATACTGACCAGTATCTGATTCTTGTTTTCTCTTCTGGATAGCCACACCGGAAGTCTCATTACCCTCTTGTCCCAGCGCTGCCTTTTGGATACCAATCGTGTCTCTCATTTCAGAATCAGCTATCTGTAATTGCTGAAGATTGCCTGAACTCGCCGACGGTGGCCGCTCTCGTATCGGTCTCAAACTTGGATGTTCAGGGTCAACATGATAGGGCAGATATGGGTAGTTTTCATCATTGGCTTTGTCCCAAATCTTCTGTTGTTTCGATGTCATGCACACATCAGGCATTAAATATGGCTGCTTCGGCTGCAAACTGATTGATTCCGCCTCATTGGATCTGGAATAATTGTACAAGCGAACCGAATCTTTAGCGTGTCTCGCAATACCACGTGTTTCAATCTTACCTTTCACGCTTAATTGTTTACCCCAGGTTAAAACAACGGGAAACATGGAACCAGGAACACGCTCACGATCCAAGATCTTTTTACCATCCGCTTTGATCCATTCAATCTTGTCGGATGTTACTTCCCGGCTTTCAAAAGCCTTTAGCTCTTCTTCCGAATAACCCATATCCACGGCTTCTTTGTCCGTGAAAACATTATATTCATTGTCCTGATATAACGTATGAGTTTTACCTTTAACTTTGTAGAAATATTCGACAATAGTAACCCGATTATCTGAATGCCAATGGTCAAATTCATCACCCTCAAGATCAAAATCAACAGGGTCTTTGCCATATTCCTCTTTGTATTCCTCTTTGGTCATCGACACCGCCAAGATAAAATAGCCGCCGTCCTGTTTATCATCGTCTTCCGCTGCTGGATCATAATAAACCGAATAGGCATCTGATATCCTTTTCAAAATAATCTCTTGCTCCATGGAAGCGTCAGATACAAAGCCTGTTAAAACCCGCCACGCACCACGGCCACCAGCAGCAGCATGTAACCCGGCCCAGGAATGAATCTTGTTTGCCCGGCTATTGCGCTGAATATAGCGAATGATACCTTCAAGGACATCTGCTGTGTCAGGATCAGAATGATCATCAACAGCCTTGACCTTCAAAGCAGGTGTGTTCAGCCTGATATCTCCATCAATCTGGTCAAGAAACGTCGGCAATTTGTTAATTGTGAGACATAACCGGCCTTTCCCACGCTGCTCAATAACATCTTTCTCCCATTGCTTCCCGTTAATGAACTCAATATCATCCTGACCCTGCTTACGCTCTGATTTCTCATTTTCAATGGATGCAGCGAACCGTTTGCGCATCAACGACAATATAGCCTCGTCGCCTGTCTGTTTAACTTTCACATCATCATGGTCTTTCATTCTCTCCACCTTCCCAGTTATATATAATTTATCTTGCCCATCCTGAACTTGGCCTATGTGTTGCACCTGGTTCTGAGTCTGCAAGTTCTGTATCCTCAATATTGACAGGCTCAGCAAACGTCAATGCACCGGCATCACCTTCATCCGGAGACTTTTTAAGACGCTTTTTGATATCTCGCTTTCTCTCTAATTTTTTTTGGTTGCTGCTGGTATATTCAAACCCAGGGGAACAAACATCTGCTTGGAAGCCATCATCATCTGGAACCTGTGTCACTTCATCCGAAGACATCCATTCGCCCATCAGGCACCACATTTCTGTCCTTCGATTATAATATTTATCTTTGTTTAGGGCAGCACCACCAAAGTTAACCAGCTTTATTCTTTTTCCATATCCCATCTCTTTTAGCCGGTCGTACATTCCAGAACCACCACCACGGTCAATAAACATTCTATCAACCGGTTCATTATCAAGGATATGTTTTGCTCTCCCTGCTTTCGCCATATCGTTGAGTTTATAAAATTTCTCAAGACGAAACATTATCCGGCCCTGCCTGCGTATAAATGTCGTTGCATCATCCCCCTCTCTTGCAGGATCACACCCGACAACATACGCTCCATATCCGGCCACACCGGTGGTTTTCCTATTTCTCAAGACAATCTCAGGGGATATCAAAGATTCATGGCCAGTTGTTTGGAATGCCTCTGCTGCGGTCCCGGGATATTCTTGTTTGAAAAGAGATGGATCTTTTAATTCAATGATTTTATTTCGGCGCCACATGATTTGCTCTGGATCTGTCAGGCCGTCATCATAATAAGCGTCATAATATTGCTCTTCTTCGTCGGTCATCGTAAAACCATCTGGCAATGGCTCTCGATATTCTTCTTGCCAATACCAGGGAACAAAGATTGCAATATATTTCCCTTTTCCGGCGGCTGCATCCTGCCACATATGGTGAAACATATTACCCAGGCCGTTGGCGGTTGACTCCAGGATGATTTCATCGGCCATTTCTGCGGCTTGCATGACTCCAGTTTTGATTGAATCAGTATTTTTCCAAAAACCAACCTCTGATCCATGGAAAAAGTCGATAGTATCGGACCTACCCACGTCTCCAGAACCAGCGGTCCCGACACCATAAGCAGAATCAAGGCGGTCAAACGTCAATTCTTTGGCATTATTCAAAGCAATATGAGGCTGCATATGGGCCGGACAATGCTCATAATATCGCTTTGCCATCTTGAAGATATTGGAAGTCGCTTTGTCCTCATGGGTCAATATAAACGCCTTCACGCCTTTTCTTTGGCTGGTTTTCCAGTAGAATCTGCCCTCAACATAAGTTGAACAGCCTTGTTGACGGCCTTTTAGAAGAAGGGCTCGAACATATCCCTTGTCTTTACTCTGTTGTTCCAGCTTAAAATGAATATGCTCCTGGGCTTTGTTCAGGATAAACGGGACAATTTTTTCTTTTATCCCGGTTTCAGGGTTTAAAACAGCTTTTTTTAACCGAATTTTCAGGCATTTCCGGGCATAAAGTGGGAAATTAACGTGTAATTCCTGCAGGACTTTCATGACCCGTGCGGATATTTTACGCTTTTTGGATTTCATCGGCAAAATCTTCAATTGTCACATGATGAATATTATCAACTTCGGTCTTGTCTCTCCATTTCTCAGGCTGCCGGTTCTTCAACCAAAAGATAATAGCAGTGTCAGAAGGTGCGATATGTTTTGTATATTTTACCGAGTCGGTAATCTGGCCCTCATGTGTTGCAAATTTGGTATCCGGCATAGAATATCCGCAGGCTTTTTCATATAGAGATCGCTCTACCTTTCTGTCTGCTGTAAGCTTCCAGTCTTTTAAGGCCTCAAAAAACTTAGGATGTTCTTTTTTCCAATTATTAAGAGTTTGTTGAGTAATTCCCAGGCTGATTGCTATCTCATCGTCAATAAAACCCTTCTCTGCCAGGAATTTAATTTGTGCTTGTATTTTATCGTTAAATTTGGACGGTCGACCGTTTTTCTTAAAATCTTTAGGATTTTTACGTTTAGTCATATTTTTGGCCTCGTATATTGCCGTTTACCAGCGTTATAGAAATTACGAGTGTAATGGGTAGCCTTAAATTCAGCCTGTTTTATAGCATACATAAAACTATTAGAAGCATAGAACCGATAAAAAGGCAAGTGAAATAGGATTATGGTGGAGTTCAGCCGGACAGCCAAAGCGCACTTATTTTTAATAAACCCTTGTATTAACAGGCTTTTCAAGATATTAGCAGGTAAATATGACATACGATTCGTTATTTACCTGAGACTGTGTTTAATCGGTGATAACAGCGTGTAACCGGGTAAACGTGGTTTGACGGAGATATTCTGTAAATAGTACAATAAGCCAAAAACACCAAAAAAAAGGAGAACATCATGACAAAATTAACCTTAGCAAAAGCAGTATTAAAAGAAATTCAAACCACAGCGAACGCCACTGCTAGAGAATTTGGGCAGGGTATGGCTACAGACTTAGTGCCGGGGGAAAAACTAGAGGTAGTCGACTATACCACTTACGGATATCGAAAATATTCAGACGATAGTTATGTCTCTAACGCTTACCGGGACAATTTTGGTTGGAAAAACACTTATTATCAAAACAGTTTGACGACTGTATCTTTGCCACCGGAATTGTGGGTGAAAAAAGAAAAATGGGAAAAATACATAGAGAAACATAGATAATAACCATAACTGCCCGGTTAACGCCGGGCACACAAAGGAGAACATCATGACAAAATTAAAGTTAGAAGACCGGAAAAACACAACAGCGAATGGTGTAGCAGCGCTAAGAGAACTGCTATACTCTTTTGATTTTTGTAAGGACATCGATAAGGTGGTGGGGCTTACATTCAACGCCGCCGCCGATATCGGGCAAACAGAGATACACTATTCAGACAGGGCCGAAATCAGAATCTGTAACGGTAATGCCGATATTTACGCATGGGTCTATGAGTATGGATACCTCCCGGAACAAATATACAACCCGTGGGACATTATCAAGATTGATTTTGAAGGTGTTTTAAAATCACTCCAAGATGCGATCCAAAAATATAACGACAAGGTAGCGGAAAAGAATAAAGATATTGAAAAACTCCTTGCGGTTTGCGCACAATTCAAAAACCAACCATAAGCCATAACTGCCCGGTTAACGCCGGGCAAAAAGTTTTAATTGTCCTCTCAGGGGACAATAAGAAAGGGGGATAGAATGAGTAACCAATGGAAAATCACGAAAGACCTTATCAACAAACCATTGTCCAGGGGCTCAGACAGTTATTGTTATGGGACAGAACTGGGCACAACAAGTAAAGTGTTTGAAATGGGGCGACCGATGCCGGTAAAGTTCCGGCTTTATGATGATGACGAAAATTTATATTTTGAGGGAGTTATGGAAGAAGAAGACTTCCATCCTCTTGATGATATCGGTACGCCTGGGTATGGATGCACTGGGATTAGAACCAGCGTGAATAACAAACCGTTCAGAGTATTGTAAAAAGGAGATAGAACTATGGGAAAGAAATGGAAATTTACAAACAACGCCGACCATCACGGACATTTTTTTGCGTCATCATTACATACCTGGATGGCTTATACAAATATTGATGTGCTTATCACAAGGATGAAAGCAGAGAAGGATTTATTTAATCTGTTTTATGTCCCGATAGACATTCAAGCGGTTTATGATATTGAATTTTACACACCACAGGTCAATGGAACTGTCTTGATTGGTCAATACTCAGAAAGAGAGGGGGATTATCCATGCCACGATGTAAAAATTTAGTTAGTCAGTATGTGCCGCAAGGTTATGGTTACAAGGAAGTCAAGCTGCCTTGTGGATCAACGTCAATCCATGGGACTGAATTGATCTGTGAAGAGTGCGAAGCACAGTTGGGAAAGCAGTACCCACAAGGTTGGGTGAACACCCCAGGAGACAAATGTATTCACGGTACTTATGTGGGGAATCGAGGAGGCAGAGATTATCTTTGTGGTAAATGCGAGGATGGAATTTAAACAAAAAAATACTATGTCCTGAATGGAGCGTTTCATTCAGGACATAGCAAAGGAGCAAGCATGCAAAGGACATTAAAGGCTATCAGAAAGAGATATGACACGATTGAAGAAAAGAGTACATTAGAGAAGGATTTAAAAGCCCTTGAAAGGATTATTGAGATGAATTTTATGTATAGAAATATTGAGTTTAGCATTGTGCGTGGGGTTCTTGAAATGATGTATACCCGGAATTTTGAATTAAGCGAAATGAAAAGAAAAGAAAAAGCAGCAAAGGAGCAAGCATAATATGGCATACACTCCAGAATTATCAGACAAAGACAGTGCCACGCTTAGGCGGATAGCCTGGGCGATGGATATCCCTATGACCGAGACATTGACACGGATGTTTGAAACCATGGTTGATGCGATAGACCCAAGCCGGGTATGTTCCAAGTGCAAAGACAAATCAAAGTGTTTACAGGGCTGTGTTTTCTATGTCCCGATCGTACACAAAGGCCCTGGTAATATCAGGATTATTGAAAAGGAGGATGATTGATGAGAAGAGACTATAAAGACGAATTAGAATTATACGAAGAGCAATCAGATTTAAGTTGTTTTCTGACGGCTTGTTTCCGGGTTGGTTCGATCGTTGTGATAGCGGTTACTGTATGGGCTCTGATTGTTATATTTCTTAGTTTCGGAGGGTATTAGTCATGGAAAGACTTGATGGGAAACAGAATAAATCCAAGTCAATTTATGATCTACCGACTGAATTAATCCGAGATGCCATGGCACAGACTGATCCATTATCCGCAGAGAAAGAATTATGGAGTAAGGTCCTGTACCAAGTCACACATGACTTAAGGAGTAAGAAATACAGGCGTAGCGCTATAGTGTGGCTGCGTGACAGAGATCCTGTCCACACACAGGCTATAAATAGCTTTGTCGGTATATGTGATATGTTGGGATTAAAAGATTATGATAGTGCCGCTGAAATATTGATTAAAAAAGAGTTTGAATGGCGCCCTGAAAAGCCATAGATAACCAAGAGAGAAGCCCTTGTGAGATAATCACAAGGGCTTTTTTTATTTAATTTCCCGGAAGTTAATGTCCGGATATTTTTTCAGCAACATTTTCTTTTTAATTTTATAGACCTGAGTTTCAAAGCCTTTTACATCTTCCACGATCGTTTCCCCGTTTTTGAGATATCGAAAATCCGCAATATATTTTATCGCTCTATAAGTTTTACCATGGTGCTGAAATTTATCTTGTAATAAAAATACCGGCTGCAATTCCAGGTCGGATATAATCCCTGCATGTTGCATAAATTTCAATTCCAGATACCGCCTACCCTCTTTTTTTGAATCGAAATTGAAACCATCAATAAGCGTTTTCCTTGCCTGGTATTTATTGATCTTAACAGCCCGGTAAAGGTTTTTATATTCACGAGGTAGACGAACCATTCCTTTTGCCCCAATCTTTGTAATATTTACATTGCTTTCCAACACATGGGATACCCTGCCCGGTTTTGGCTTTAAAATATACTTTTCCGAAACATTTTAATGTTTTTTTACACTGGGCCGGGCATCCTGTATGCTCTTTATTATATTTCACGAAAATATCCCTATTCAATTTATTGTTTTTATATTGCTAAGTTGACTAAAATTTCCTCTTCCCGCCGCCTATCAAAAAAGGCAAACACATCTTTTTTAGAGAATGTCTTTTCCACAACCTTTCGTTTTCCGTCCTCTGAAAATTCATTTGCAATAGTCATTGAGAGCGTCCATGAAATAGCACTATCAATTTCAGACTCATTATTTATTGCCCGATACGCCACTATTGTTTCGGGTAGCCGGCGCCATCTTTTCCTTTCTCGTTTTTTCATTATTTTGTGGCGCTTTTTCCTGTTACTTTGAAATAAGCCTTTCCATAATTCTTGCTGAACAA